TAGCATACAGTAGAGGAAGAGTAGATTGTTGGACAATCACATCACAAAAACAATACACACTAGGAGTAAGACAATGACTAAAGTATGGGACAAGCAGCACGGTGGATCACACTATCAAAAATATAAAATACAACCAAGTAAGTTTGTAGTTGAGAATGAGTTGTTATATCCTGAAGGTTGTGCTATAAAATATATAATAAGGCACCGTGACAAAGGAAAGAAACAAGACATATTAAAAGCAATACACTTTTTAGAAATGATAATTGAAAGGGATTATAATGTGTAAGACCCCAGAAGATTTAGATCTAAAAGATATAGACACAGTTGCAATCGATATA